TCGATAAATCCTACAAGCCGGCAGGCGGGATTGAATCTGTCATCAACGACGATTTTACGTTGGCAATACAGATCGAAATTAACGGTGCGGCCAGTCGAGCGAGGCTGTATGTGAACGGTGCAGTGGTTATTGACCACACCTTCACGGCCGCCGGGTTTGATGCCGGGGCGGGACTCTTCCGCTTGGGCTGGAATACGGTGGCCTGGAACGGCCTGATTTCTGACGTGCGGATAAGTGATATTTCTAGGTATGATGGAGATTATATTACACCTATTCGTGGTATAGAACCATTTCTTGAAACATACATAAGTTCTAAGTCTCCTTCCGGTGCTTTAGATAGTTTTGAAGAAGTATGGACTTATGAAGAAACAGAAGATGAAATATATACCATAAGTCATACTGCTTCTGCAAAGGGTAACTCTATATTTGATGGACATGGTGGAATAAGTCTGTCTGGTCATGTTGCTGCACAGGAAGCATGTCACGCAGCAATGAAATTTTCAGACTTGAGAAATGGTACTGACTCTATATCAACATTTTTTCCTCTTATAAGTGTTTCTGGACAACATTATAATCTGGTCAAATCAGAACAAATAGATGAATCTCAGGGTAGATGTACCTCAAGCGAAAAATGGGTATTTCAATCTGGGGCATCTAGTTTTATAGAGACATATACTATAGCTTCTAGAGAAAGATATGATGATCCAAATACAGAAATTTCTATAAATGGTAATATAGTTGGATTATCAGAGAGTTATAATAACCATACGGATAGATATAATGCAGCATATAATGTTTTTCCAACAATAATTGGGATGGCGAGAGATCGTATATTAGAAGAAACTAATGTAGATTCTCTTAAAACCTACCCATTGTCTAAAATGGTTTCATATGACAAAAAGGGCGGAACTATATCGTATGAATTATCTTACGAGGCTGGACCGGAACCTTCTATAAGTGGTGCTGTAGAGGAAGAAATTTCTATAGTGGATGTTGGATCACAGAATATAGTAGCGTCTATTGATATTCCTGGTAGAGCACTTGGTCCAATAATACAAGATATGTATACTTATAGTAGTCCAGAGAGAGAAGTATCAATAAGCTGTATAATGGGGAGTGGTTGGCATACTGATAATGGAGTTACATCTTTTCGTGATAAATATCTAAATAAACCTGATATTTCTGGTATTGTCATAGCCTGCAAGCCTGACTATAATTGTTATGTTAAGAGTTGTCAAGAAAACTGGGATCCTATAAATCTGCGTTACAATTATTCTATTTCGTGGATAAAGAAGGTGCGTACAGATGGTTCTCCATTCAGCTATAGTTATAGGTAAAACAAAATGACTTATTATCCAACGCCAAAGGCATCAGAAAACTTTATAAAAGAAGATTATGCACTTACTGACATAAAATATCATAATCGTATGTACATGTTCTTGAATGCTCCTATTATCTCTACCAATATGAGTTTTGGCCTGAACAACCAGGCATCTACTGTAGAGATAACAGTGGCCCAAGATCCGGATATGGGAAACACCATAGATGAGCCTGATGATTCTTACTCTAATTTATTCGGAACTCTTGAAAATGATGAAAATAATACTCTGGGTGTGGCTAAATTATATGGATTTAGTTTACCGAGAGAGTCTGATATCGTAGACAACAATTATTTTCCGTTAATGGCTTTAAATTGGTGTGATCCCGGCTCTAATTACGAACAATATCCGACTTATTTCGCTGGTATATGCACTAGTTTCAAAAAGGATACGATAAATATTTCCGGAAGAACTATAACAATAAATATATCTGATCCCAGAGAGATTTTAAATGGTGTCCATGTACTTTGTAATAGCTTATCTATGACTGCCGAAATTGGTGTGGGTAGTACATCCATAGGCGATAATGTCATAGACGCTTATGGTTATCACGACCTTGGTATGACCTCTGGGAAAAATGAGTATGGAATATCTTGGGAAAAAATAAAGGAAGCTATACTTGCTGCTCAAGTAAAAATTTACAATATTGAATTTGAATTTGCTTTTGAAGATTTTATACCTCGTACAAATTCTATGTATCTTCCGTCTAAGGAGGTAGTAGATAAAAATAAGGTATTCAATAATATTCCAGATTGGTACAGAATAGATGTACAAAATATAGATTTATTGTCATTAGTATCTAAGGTGGCTAATGATGCTGGGGCAGATTTCTATGTCAAATCTAGAAAAATAGCTGAAGACAAATGTTTGGTTACCTTTGTTGGTATTAAGCATAATTTAGAAGACACCACATCTTCTGATATTGCAAGCTGGATAAGTTCTAGGTATGGCGATAATTTATTAAGCTATGGAGGTGGGGAAGAATTACGTAATGAGCCTAACAGCAAGGTGATAATAGGTGATTATAAAAATAAAATGTATATGGCCACTTCCCCTAAGAAAAGGTTTTGGGTGACCTCTGGCGTGCAAATTTATGATAAAACAATAGAAATTCCGCATAGCCCAGATGATAGTGTTGATTTAGATGATTATCATGAGCTAATGGATAAGCTAGAAGAAGAAGAATTGGATAATCCCGGAGATGGGAATGTAGGTAATTTGTATCCATTTTGGGGCGTATATCAAAAAGATGGTGTACAACAACCTCTTCGTGAGCCGTTCTTGGATCTAGGCAATTTTATTGAGAGTTTTCAATTTCGTGTTCCTAGTGAACGTATATCTCTAAGAAATACACTCTGTAGTGCCAGTGGGGGTATAGACGATACAGACACATTTACTTTTATTAAAGATGATGAACAAAATTCTCTAAGACCTTATTTTTCTCGGGGTACATATCGTGACGATATGGTGGATGGTGTTTTTCTTACTATACCTTTAATGCAAGCGGCACTTCAGGGAGAAGAACAATTTTATATGGAGATGAAGTTTTCAAAACCAGATATTGCGAGGGAGTTGGGGTATGGAGCTATCAATCTTTCTGGATTAAAAGATCATCCCAGTATGTCTCTTGAAAAATATATTACTGCCTCTAGAACTTTTCCAGAAGGTTGGAGTAAGAGAAAAAGGGAATATGCTGAACGCTTTGGAAAATATTTTTACGAAGAAACACGAAAATATGCAGAAGAATACCTTGGTAGAAAATTTATAGTTACCCTTCCGAGAAGTGCTATCATGGAAAGAATATGGGACGATTTAGAGGTACCTACTAAAGAATTCGCTCCAGAAATTGAATATGGTGTGACAAATAGAGGCTTTTTCGATTGTGAGGGGAGTGGTTTTCCTTCTGGAATAGCTTATCCATATCGTGAATATTTCGATTCATTACATGATGAGGTATTTGAAAGAGATTTAAATAATGTAAATTATGCTTTAGCTGATAATCTAGATCTTTTTAATCCTATCATTTTGTGCAAGAATTATCCTAGTGGTAGTTTTGGTATGTATGCAGATGGTACAAAAAAGGTTTTGTTTGAAGACATTAACTCCCCTTGTCTGACATATTGTGACACAGCGGTATTAATATCTTGTGAGGTAGAACAACTTAAAGGAAGACCAGATATGGCAATATTAACCTTGCCATTTCCAACATATCTTGATTTTGAAGAGTATAGGGTATCAGACTTATATAATATTTTGAGACTTTTGTTTGATTTGGGTATTTATGATGAATATGGCTACGATGCGACAAGATCTCTCGCAAAAGAAATACAAAAAAGTGCTCGTAGTTCTAATTCCGATATTTTTCATTATGAAAAACCATTAGTTAACCTTGATTATGAGATGGCTTTTGTCCCATTGGTTAGCAAAGTTATGCGTTATGGACCATGGTATTTAACAAGAAGCGATGGTTTTGTTGGTAAATCAGAAATAGTTTCTGACACATCATTGGCCCCATGGAACTTTGCGGACAAAGAGGTTGGTCTTCAATCTGCTGCCGAAGACAGATTGCTCCAATCTTATTCTCCTGATTATAAATTGACTGCGGCAGACTTTGTTGTCACTGGATTTCCAGAATTGTATCCGTTACAAAAGATCGGTAAAAATAGCTATATTACTTCTATAAGATGTAATTTTGGAGAGGATGGCATAACAACAAATTATGTTGTAAGCACTTATATGAAATTACCTGGAACTTTTGGCAAAAGTGAATTTGATGATATCAGTAAATTGAAGTATAGAGAAAAAGAAATAGAACAAAAAACTATGATTCCTGCAATTGAGGGTGAAAACTGGTGGGAAAATGTTTACCCATGGTATTATAGACATCATGGATTTAACCGCAGTAGTTTTTTTTAAGGAGAACACTGACTGATGGCTAAAGATTCTATAACAAGTATATTCGCTGTATGGACACCTAGTGGTATGGAACCCGGTTTCCCAATGAGCGACGAGGATAAACAAGACTCTCGGTTTACTATGTCTATTGACACTCGGAATGATTATAGGAACCATCTAAGGGTTTATGACGAAGATGATGAATATAACAGAACAGCAGGTTGTGATATATCCAGCATATTTCTGCCATTTTCTACGGTTTCTACCGATGAAATGCCCACTGTGAGTCTTTTTAAGACAGGGTCTATTATAAATAGAGAACCATATGATAGTTCATCTGGTGTTTTAAGCAATAATATTTTCCCATTTGGCATTTTTACTGGAGCAAACGACACCTCTTCAGAAACTATGCATCATGCTCCGTTGGGTAGTGGGTGGCACAGGAATGTTGTAAGTAGCGACAGTTTTGCCTGTGAACTGGAAGATGATCTAGGTGATTTTCTAGATATTAGAGATACTAGAAGTTTTAGTCACATAAGATCAATCGGTTTAAGACTTCCTATTATAGCTGTAGGATGGGGATATAGTGTAGACGGGAATCCTATTCCTAATGAAAATGAAGGATGTTCAGGAACGAAATTTTTCGGTGGGGTCGATTATGGATGGGAGGTTGACCCAGAGAAGTATGTTGCCGCCCCAATAGATCTACGTTATGATAATGACAGAAAGGTGTGGACGGTACCGCAGGGTACCAGTATGAAATATGCATCTGGGACTGACGTAGTCCTTAATGAGGGTTGGAATGTTGTCGAAATGATGGAGTGTGATTATGCTCTTTCTGAAGAAAAAGAAGAAATAGATGTTTACATTTATGAACAAGGTGATCAGCGTAGAATAAACAGTTCAGGTGAATTTATAGTAGGTTTTATCAAAGATGAATCAAATAACAATATAGCTATCCATTTTAAACAGATCGATATATATTATGGGAATTAATAATGCCATACGATAGAATACCAGTAGATTCTAGCATGAAACCTATGCCAGATGAAATAAATGAACTCATCTCAGCTTTTATAGAAAGAAGAGATCATGTCGAATATAATTTATTCACCCCATATGCGGATCGTGTTTATATAGATGCTCCAGACACACTGAATGGTGGAGAAAAAATTTCTATAATACCAATAGATAATTTACGCTATGCTTGCACCAATTTATTAAACGCTGCATGGTGGGTTAATGAATCTAATCTAAGCAGACTTGATGTAACAAATATTATTAGTGTTGCTGGTATAAATGAAGATAATTGGAGTTATCCTAATAATCAGAAATTAGCTGTTTGGGTTCCTAATGATATAGCCAGATTTTTAGACACGATGTCCATGTTGGGAACTAATTTTTGGGACCCATTTTACGATTTTGAGTCTATGGTTGAAACCGCTTATGGGTATATAGATTTCGAAACCGCTAGAGCGAATGCTTTTTCTGGCTTATCTACTATTGATTGGCCATATTTGACCCAAGATATGTTTTTGGGCAGATCTGGATATGCATACGAACTAGATTATCCTCCGATAGTCTATGATGTAGAGGCTCTCTGTACCAAAACTTTTACCCTAACATGGGATTATTGGCCGGTAAATGAAGAATATAGTCGTGTTGTAATACAAATAATAGAGGCATCTACCGTCGATTCACCTCCATTTAATGTGAATGTTAAGGTTCATGGTATAACCGTTGGTTCTTTTGTTGGTGGAACTGCTAACGCAGTTCATAATATTGAAATGGTATCACCAGGAGATTTTCAGTTTTCTGATGGTACTGCGGTTGTGGAATTAGAATTCGCTGAAGATGAAACTGCTGATCCTACCGAATGGAGTGCTCCACCTGATGGATGGAGTGGATTACCTCTCCAAAGCGAGTGGCACCAGGGATGGAGGGCATCGGTCACCAATTGGGAACTACCTGAAGTCTATGTGTACGTGAAAAAGAATTTCGAATATGTGAGTGGTCAATAAAAAAGACCCCTTTCGGGGCCTATCTTTTATCAAAAACCTTTTATAATACTTGATACCATTTATATAGTTTAGTTATATAAGTATTTAACAAATTTGACATGATACATCCTTCCCCCAGTGTAAGTCGCATAGAGATTCTGTTCACTGCACCACCCTTTTCCTTTTGGGAAGATACAGACAGATAATATCCTTGTTTTATTACTGTTCCATCATTATTTTTGGCGGTAGCTAATTTGAGATCAAGGCTTTTGTTCTCTGTCGAGTTAGGAATTTGATGATAAAGCCCCTTACCTTGACCTAAAGATTCTTTAAGACCACTAAGTACAGCTAGGAGTTCACCGACATCTGTCTCTCCCAACTTTACCGTTATTGTTGAATCCTTATTCCAGTCGAATTTAAAATTTCCATTGTTATCTTTCCCATCCACTTGTTTGGCAAAGACCATAAATAACTGAGGACCACTTTCCTTATCGGATATTTCCAGTTGTGCTGCTGATCCTTTAAAATTATTGGTGGGTTTGTAAATAGCAAACTTCGGATGATATTTTTTTTCAGCCATCACTTATGCTCCCTTTTGATTTCCTTTGGAATACTTTCGACCTTCTTTATATAAGACATCAGTTTCTGCATGATATCTTGCCCTTGTTTATCTGTAATATTTTCAAACACTACATCATTTCCATGTAGCATTTTGGCTAATTTATCTGGATCAATATTTTGTTGTAAGCATGTAGTTTTAATACCACCAATTATATTACTATTAGCTCTGTTATCTGTACCATCAGGCTCGTCTATTTCTGGCTTACTAAGTTCTTCTGAAGATATTATGTTTATTCGTAGGGCGTCACGGAGGGCACGAGCTTTAGCTCTAGTTTCAGCAGTTGCTACCGGATGAGCAGCAAATGTTTGCTCTGCATTTCCTCTGTGTACATCTGCACACCCAGTGTACATTTCTTTATTAGCAAGATGAATAACAACTTTAACTGTAGCTCTGTATGCATTGTTTATATCTGGTGTTTGTTCAACATAAGATTCAGTACACACTATTTTACCGATAACTTTTTCGCATACCCTTCGTAAACCATTGCATGTTGGTGAACCGTCTACTAATTCTGAATTCACAAAAAGCTTCATAATTATATCGGTCCACTCCGGATCTGAAGAAGAAATTTCCTTTACTACTTCTTCCTGTGTAGTTGTGTCCTTTTCTTTGAGAAGTTTTTCTAAAGCTGGTTTTCTAAGGGATTTTAGATCTTCCTTTTTTATCCCCAGTTCCATCAACCTTGCCTTGATTTCAACAACCTTCATTACATGACTCCTAAAAATTTTTCTATATCCCAGTTATCAGAGACTCCCACTATTTCTCTGCCTATTTCAGTTTTTATTAACTTTGCTATGTCATTTGTTCTTGCTATAAATTTAATATCATTATTGTACCACATACTATCCATCGGTTTTGTAAAAATAAATTCTGGATACCAAACATACAGAAATCTTTTTCCATTTACAAAACTAGCTGATAAGGCGGACGTGCAAACAATAGGAGACTTCGTGTGTTTTGTCATAAAGATGGGGTATGTTGCAACCGGAACATTATATCTCTCTTTTCCAAGATTGACATAAAATACAGAAACAGGATTTGTTGTGCCTTTGCTTATCCTGCGTATAAAAGTTTTTAATATTTGATTAGCTCCAAGATCATCAAATACAACTGCATAGTTTCCGGGAGCACCATCTATTAAGAGTTTTCGTCTATTTTTTAGTTTTTCTTTAGTTTTTCTTTTCTGAATTTTTTTTAAATTAGCCATTTTTGTATCGCTCCATAGCAGCCCCCTGAACTATATTATTGGCTTCTAGAATTTCATTAATAGTGTGTCTAGATGTTGTGTTTGAGCCAGTTATTCGGTATGTGAATAGTGCTTCCGGAATATGGAATATGTCACTCACATGAGCAATCCTGAGCCACATATCATAATCCTCAGACATTGTAAGTGACTCATTAAATAAACCAACCTCTTGGAATATAACTGTCTTAAACACAGAATTAGAATTAACATGATTATCCAATATTAACTTTTGGTAATCAAATGGTCTCTTAAACTCTCTAACTCTAACATCAATAGATTCATAATAAGTATAAAAATCACTATAAACCATAGCGACATAGGGATCTTTTTTTAATTCAACTAAAGATTTCTCTATTTTGGTAGGTTCATACCAATCGTCTCCATCTAGAAAGCATATTATTTCACTTCCAGAAGCCATTTTAATACCTAGATTTCTTGCTGCTGAAACGCCCCTGTTTTTAGTCCTAACTATATATATATTTACTCCATTGACACTACCACTTATCGTGTCTCCTGACACTTTACCAAGAGAAGACAAAATTTCAAAAGTGTTATCTGTAGAGCCATCATCTATGACAATCAAAGAGTCTGGTTTTACAGTTTGTCCCACAATACTATTAATGGCACCATTTATATATTTTTGATTATTATATGTTGGTATTATTGCTGTAATCATATATTAGCTCACTAGCATTGTCTGCCCGTTTTACAAACTTATAAGCACTAAGATTTTCTAACCCAAAGGTGACAAGTGATCCTAATGTGTCAGCTTCACTATCTTTAAAAACAAGTTCTTTAATTATTCTCATAGATATAAATGTTTCTCCGTTGTGTTTAACAAAAAGGGCGGGAGGAAGTCTATCTATAAAATCTTTTCTGAATGCTTCCGTATCTATTCTGCGTTTACCACCAATCACTAACCATGCGTTAGGACCGCTTATCTTGCTAATTTCATCGTATATAAAACTATCGAATGTTCTATCAGATCTCATATTTACAACATACCATTTTCTACTGTTTTTTCTTTTAGGCATCTTACAAACAGTATCTGATGTGGTTTTTATTATATCATCAAGTATATCTCCACCTTTACTAACGATAACATAAATATCATTATCAGGAGAATTATTTATTGCCGATTCTACATCTTTCACGGTATTATTTCTAGCATCAAAGAGAAATATAACTTTTGGTTCTAGCCCTATTTTAACCTTTTGTTTAATATTAACTTTATCTTGTATTGATGCAAGCCAATGTGACGAACGCTTGCAGTGGCAATAACCATGAGCATACATACCATGATCATCATACACAGAGACAACCATACCCATTGTACAGTGAGTAGTTGCATTAAAAATACACCCTTTGCAAGACGTTTGTAATTTCACTGTTTCTTGATCTCCACAATAACCAAAACACCCTCTAATCTAAGAGACGTTATTTTAGCACCCACAAGCTCTATCACAGATTTTAATGATTCAACATCCCATATAGATTTATTCCTTGTATTGTTATTAAATACGTTACCGAAAATCTCAGTATTAAGCTGATTATGAGATATTCTTCTGTCTGCATATAGTGTTTGCAAATTTACAAAGTCTACAGTTGTAATGATTAAACAGCCATCCTCAGAAAGTCTACTAAGCCAATATTTTATAACATCTGGAGCATCAGATACTGTAAATCTAGATAGAACATTATCTGCTATTATTTCTTCAGCAAGTTCAAAATTATCTAAACACCCTTCTCCAAAATGGCTATCTATCACTTCTGGCGGATATGACATTCCTGCTTCATGTGTGTCTATATTTGTATAACCATTTCTGGGTCTATTTTCGCAACCAAAATAAAATTTCATGCATTCACTCCAATAGCTGTACCGACTGTTCCAGAAAAAATCTCATTCCAATTTTTTACAAATCTTTCTAATTCAAATTTTTCTATTATGGTCTTTCTTCCTTCTTCACCTATTTTTTTAGCCCTATCTTTATTTTGAGGGTCCAATAACCATTTCAGAGCACGAGTCATTGTAGCTGGGTCATCGGCTATAAATCCATTTTCTGTATCCTTGACAAAATCTTTTATACCACACCCTCCAGTTGTTACAACAGGACAACCAACAGACATTGCCTCTAGTAGCCCCATAGGCAAAGTAGACATAGTTGTAGTATTCAAATATACTCCACAGCCTCTATACATTTCTAGCAAAATATCTAAACTTGGGGCTGGTTTACTAAAACCCGGAGTGTCTCCAACGGGGAGAATAGGTAGTCCATTGGTAGCAGATTTATACAATTCCCACCCAGTCTCTTTTGCCCTCTGGTAATAGCCATTGACCACAGTTAATATGCGACCGTCTTCACCATTCCATCCAGAAAAATAATTAGTATCTATTCCGGTGGGAATGATTGGACCATTTTGTCCCCATGCCTTTTGTTGGTACTCAGTTAAAAAAACGTGCAAATCTCCCCTTATATTACCATCTAAACCCTCTCTTGGCAATACATGTTCAAGATGTATAATGGGAACTTGCAGCATAGATCTCAACTCTAAGGATTGTTGTAGTTGTCCCCATCTGGATTGACTAAGTATCAAATCTATTGTTATATCTGCTGGTATTTTACTAGTACCATCAATTATAAAATAGTTAGATGGTAGGTCCCTGTACCTATAGTCCCACATTTTAATCCTGGGATGATAGAATAAAAAGAAATTGTGTCCGGTCTTTGCCAAATTAGTTTGAAATGATTCATGGGTAGCAAAACACAATATATTCAGTTTTCTATTATTATCTGCATTTACAGATTTTAATAAACCAGTAAGATATCCCGGCATATTAAACGCTCTCCTTCATTTTGGCTCTCATCTCATTCATTCTTTTTAGTCTTAGATCCTTGTATTGGTCAACGAATAATCTGCTTATCGAAGTGATACTAGACACATAAGATGGGTTAAAAACAAAAGACATTCCTGTAGGAGGATCATTTACTTGTATAGGAACTTTGGCTGCAAGAGTATCCTTTATAACATTTTGCTCATTGGTGTTTACTTCTACACTGATAAACCCGACTCCACTGTTAGGGACCCTCAAACTTATTTCTACCAAATCGGTTTGTGGTAATTCAATTTTTTTACCATGTTTAGCTATCATAATAATATCTTTTACAAAAAATGTTATATTCTTAGAGATATTATCTTTGTTATCTTTGAACTCTATGACATCATTTTCTGCTAAATAGCCTTCTTTAAAAATTGCAATAATATCTTCTTTAGCGATAATTTCTATAGGCAGTCCTGAATATGTAATAATCTCAAATCGTTCCATTTATTTTTCCTTCAAAAAGTTTTATTAGTTTATCACCAATGGTAGCATATGAATATGTATTTAAGTAATTGTTTATTTGCTCTCTACTTCTGTGTGTCAAAGTTCCATCTTCATAATCACTATACATTTTCTTCATTAAACAGCCAAGATAATTTACATCGCACTGGTACCAATATTCATCCCCACAATAAAGATCAGAAATGCCTTTAGTATTTTCGTCTACATTAACCATAACGCTAGGAACCTTTACACAATCATATTCTCTAAATGCAGTATGGTCAGGAGCTATAACATGATTTCCAAAGGCCATGGCGTCAAATGCTGGTAAACACCATCCCTCACCTTTAGAAGCAGTAACAAATACATCACAACTGTTGTGTATTCTATTTATTTTTTCTTCTGGTATGGTTCCTGGAATCACAACCACCTTTGGAAAAAGATATTTGGGTCCGCTTGTGCATGATTTTCTAACCGTATCCACAAAACTAGATATGGCATTAAGTTGTTGTTCGTCACTTCCGGAAGCAGAAGATTTAATAACAAGAAGAACATTATCTCTTGAGGTAAAAAAGGTATAATAAGCCTTCAATAAATCTTCGAAATTTTTACGCTTACGAAATTCTCCTATTGTGTAAAATATAAATTTGTTTTTAAACAAATCACTATCTATTTTGCCATAATCTTTATTATATTTTGATATATCACATGGCACATTGATTTTGTTAATTTTTGATGATTCTACTCCACTTTGTTCACAAGCAGTTACATTACTCGAAGTAGGGACAATAATAATATCTATGAGATCCATTTTTCTGGCCCAATTACTATGCCGAAAATGGGATGTCTCCCAAAAAAAACTACCTACATTGAGTATTCCTTCTTTTCTCTCAAATGTGTGAGGCAGGTTACACTGAAAAAAAACATCCACATTATTTAAATTTTTATTTTCTGAGGCAACTATTATTGGTTCTATGTCTGTAGAGCCATTACTCATCTTAATTGGCCTACAAACCACATCTGCCCCCGCTGTGATTAAAGCCATAATGTATTCACGGAGAGCTTTACTATATCCAGTTCCGTCTCTATACGGTCCCGCCACTAAAATTTTCACTATATCACTCCCACTGTTATATCTTTACTCTTTTTTGGGGGATTCATCATGTTCGTTCTTCTTTGTTCCCACCTGTTATAATTATCGACATATTCTTCTACTTGTTTCCACCAATCTTTTTTACTCATTCTTGTTGCTTTACCTCTATCTCCAACTTTGTGACCACCCTGAAGAACGTTTAGCTCTTGCTGATAACAATATCCACCTATCCATAGCTCTTTACCTAAAATATCCTTATACGCCATTTTGACCAAATCTGTATACATAGTTTTTTCAGGGTTTATTTTTGGCAAATTAAGAAATTTGGGCTGGTCATCCCACTTTCTTTTAGGGGGAGGTAGATTATCTATAGCTTTTTCCCACATATTAGCGGTTTGTTCCCATGTATAGTTTTCTTCTACGACTTTGCGAACTGCCTTGCTAAGTTTCTTTCGGTCTTCTTTTGGTAGAGTGGCAAATTTGAATAATAACTTAGCCAAATGTTGGTTATCCGGCAATGCTCTTCTTTGCTCTGTCTCCATTACAGATTCATCAAAATATCTTTCTATTCTGATAGGGAACCCGCCTGGTTCGTGAACCTGTTCACTCATTGCACTATAATCTGTTGCCATAACAGGGACACCACAAGCTCGGGCTTCGTTGATGGGCAGCCCAAAACCCTCGCAAGTGCTATATTGCACATAGACATCAAATAAATTGATAATTTGTCCAAGAACATTTCTTGATACTCCGGTACTAGGAGAAGTTGTTCTAGCGGTCAATTTACCACATCTGTTACACTTTGTTGTCTCTCCCGAAAACATAGCTATAGATATATGACCACATTCTTCGCATTTGAAAGTAGTAATAACTTTGTCCTGTAATCCATTTTCAAGAACATGACGAGGAATATCAAAACCCACATCAGGATAGCTTGTGTGTAAATAAAGAACTGATTTTTTAGCCAGATCATACTTTCCTTTTTTATTACACGTATCTATAAAAAGCTTAAACGAACGTATAAGATCTGGAAATAGCTTTCTTTTTTGATTCCTCATAATAGTTCCTACAACAAATGCATCATGAGGAATACCTAGTTTTTTACGGTGTTCTTCTTTGTTTTCAACGGGATACATATTCTCTAAATCTGCTCCCGGAGAAGCCTTCCCAATAACATTTTTACATCCACCTTGCTCTAGTAAGCGTAATCCATATTTACTATATGTTAACAAACCATCTGCATTTTTATAATAATCTAGCCATTCTTGCCGCTGTGGTTCTCCGTCAACTGTAGGCATCCACAGTAAGCTAAAAAAATCACGAAGTGGACTATCTGCCTGAAAGCTACACATCCACATATCTCTTATGTCAGCTACAATATCAGGTTTAAAATCTAACAGGGCTGATTCGAATATAGCTTTTCCAAACTGATTGGTATTATCAGACCTATATATATTCCATGCCGTTTTATCATTATTTGATGGCATAACAGGATAGATTTTCCATGGGACAGAAGTCAACCGTGGATCGTCGCCAGAAATATAAGAACCTAGTTCTGCTATTTCATATTTGCCAGATGCATATAATCTTTTGAGCAATTCATGATAATAGGTTGAAAAACCTGTATTTAATGGGCTGGCTTCACCACAAAAGAGTATTCTTTTTTTATTCAAGTCCAAAGATTCCTCAATAGTATTGATGTGTATTTTAAGAATGTGGCATCATCTTTTATGCGATATAATCCTTTTACAAGTTCCCTACGTTTTGTTGCATCGTTTTTACTGAGTAATTTAACAAATTTTCTAACATTCTTTATTTTTTCCTCTTGCCCTTCGCTTATATAAGATAACTCAGCAAGCTTTGTTTTTATTTTCTCTGATATATCATCTTCATATTCACTTAAAAGCATGTCTTCTGGCGGTTCGTATTTTATACCCAATAGAGGCTCCGTCAATTCCGCCCAATCATATCCAATAATTTTATACATGGTTATATCCATTTTCAATCATTTTTCAAAAATTTATATTTTCCTGTTACAAATTCTACAATACCAGTAGCATATTTATCAAGTTCGGAAGTTTCATTTGCTGTGCCTTCTATTGATTTCGCAACTGCTCCCACAAGCATAGATTCTTTTTTCTTTATTTTATCGTCATCATCATTAAAAACTATTCTGAAGTTACTGTCTTTTACCGATTTACCATCTACATACCAATTTATAAGATCTACTGGATATCCATTGCCGGTTGCAGATGTTATTATTTCAACTGAAATGAATGGATTTATGCAATATTTTCCAAGACTAACTAATAACTCATACTCTCGTCCATATCTGTCTGTGTATTGAGTTTTAGCTACTAGTCCATTATCCACACGAGTAATACAAACAACTCCACCAAAGATACTATCGCATCCATAAGTAATAACCTTTTCTTTGGTGTCAATATTAGCATCACATGAAAGATTAGAATTACGTATTATTTTTTTTACTGCCCTTAGTGACTTTAGTAACGACAAGTTGATTTTTCCCCTTATAGTGATCAATTTTACATGTTAAAACCAGCACCTCGTCTTCTGCCAGTTTATCTCTATTCTTTTGAAATACTTCTGGCCAAACGACCAACCTGTTGCAAGATCCAGTAGAATCACTTATCCGTAAATATGCATATTCCTTATCTTCTCTCGTTTTCATGAGTTTTAATTGCTCAATCAAACATGCCACTTTAACTGTGGCACCTTTTCTTTTATAAATTAACTCAGAACATTTTGTATCACTAAGTTCGCTAGATATATCATCGGCCGCACTACAAGATAATGGGAGTCCTAACAAATCCCTTTCCCAAAATGCTTTATCTGTATTTGTTTCCGGATGGATTTCTAATATTTTATTATATAGATTTTCTACTAGTGGTTTACGTTTTTTCATTGCGGCATCAATAGCTACAGTAAAAGATCTTTCTAGGGAGGGGATCTCGTTTGACGTTTCCATTTGAGTGCTAAGATCATCACTAAAAGCTTTTAACTCTTTGTTGGACAAACCGCTCTTGTTTTTTATTTTACCTTCGGTGTCTCTTTCGGTGGTACCATAAACACTATAAACACATTGAAGCATAAATGATCTATTATACTCGAATTTATCACAGGCACCACTTTTTATAAGAGCTTCAGCAACATTACGTTTTATTTTGTGGATATCTAACAATAGATTATAAAAATATCTTTTGCCAGGTTTGTATCTTTCTTTCAAGGCAGAAAGAATTTCTGTCGCACTGGTACCCACCCCCCTAATGCTCATTAGACCAAATACTATATCGTTACCATTCGATTTAAAACTTACATTTCCTATTGTTATGTCCGGTTGGCGAACCGTAGCCGCTCCGGTTATTCTACACGAATCAACCAATTCGACAATTTCATCCTTTGGAATCTGCTTCCACAAAGAATAGGTTAGCCACGAAGTAAAGAAATGGATTGGAAAATGAACCTTTAACCATGCAGTCCAATAAGCTAAATAACCACCGTAGCATACTGAATGACTATTTGAGGTGGCTATACCATTACCGTAGAAAATATGATCGTCACTGTCGATCTCAATATCCATGGTGGGCATCATGCCTAAATGTTCCACCCTCACCACCTTACTTACATTCATCTCTTATCCTTTGAATAACAACGCATTTATCGTGTAAGATATCATCTTCCCAAAATCTAAGTAACTTGATCTCTCTGTCGAGACAAAATCTGTTCTTGCTCGCGTCTCTCGTGGCATTTATTTTTTGAGTCTTGGATTCGGGGCCATCTTTTTATTCCACGACAAGAGCGATGTTTTTTTTAAGAATTTCGTACAGTGGCCTGATTATCCCGTCTTCGCACATAAACTTATGATCTATAGTACACTCAATAAACTTGCCGTCTTCTAGAGTCACCCTAAAAACATCGCGGTGTCCATTGTAGCACTTATCTACTACTGGGGCATATCCACTAGGGGTCTTAACTAAATCCCCGACAGATACGTCTTCTAGCACTTTAAAGCCGCCTGTTGTTTCTACAACAGTGGCTGGCGACAAGCACTTGTTGAACCCGTATCGCTGGAACTTTTCAATCCAACCAAAAATTTCTTCCGCTTCGTTAGCAGTAAGAGGCGGGAATACCTTATCCCCTACCTTGATTTCTTTTAGAGATACAGCACCTTCCACAAAATCTTTTTTCAAAGCAGGAAAAGCGGAGGATGTTTTCTTTCCTATCCCCTTTCTAAGATCATCGGCCCTTGTATCAGAAAAACCCGCCAAAATAACAGCAATAGCCATTGCTTGTTCTTGAAAGATTAATTGACCATATGTTTGCCCAAGAATATATTCTAGTGCAGGATGGATGTAAGTGGGTTTTTCTTCCCCATTTTTTACTTTAACATACTGTTCGGCCATCCCGCTTTCAAGGCAGCCGGGTCTTAACAAAGCGGTTAGTGCAGATAGTTCTTCAACATTTTGCGGTGAAACTTTCATAGCCCACTGTTTACCAAGATTGGATTCAAGTTGAAACACACCCTTGGTGTCACCACGAGCTAACAGATCCCAAACTGCCCTACAATTAGTGGGAACCTTTTCTACCTCAAAATTATCCGTATCAACTTCACATCCGCATAATGTAAATTTAATCTTAGGCAAAAAATCTTTCCTTTATATCCTTGAAAATAGCAAGATTACGTAGATATGGTTTATTGGGGTCTTTACGAGAAGGATTACGTAAAATATAAGCTGGATGAAAGGCCGGGATAACAGTATACCCATAATACTGTTCTTTTTCTTGACCCACCAATTTGCCTATCTTCTCTTTAGACTGCATGAACAGACTGGCTGCGGTCTGCCCTAACGCTATTACTATTATCGGCTTAATCAACCATAATTCTTCAGCTAAAAATCTTTTACAAGCATCGATTTCGTCACGTTTAGGTTTCCTATTATTAGGTGGAGAACATTTTACTATATTTGTAATATATAGATCATCTTCATCTATTCCTGCCTCGACCAACATTCTGCTTAAAAGCATACCACATCTGCCAACGAATGGTTTTCCAACTTGATTTTCACTCACGCCTCCGGACTCACCACAGAGCATCACTTGAGCATTGGGATTTCCACGACCAACAACCGCCCTTACGCGATTCTTACACAACACACATTTATTACATGCAGCGATTTTATTTTTGATGTTTGTTAATATTAACGATTTCTGTTTTTCTTCCATTTATTAAATCTTCCGTAAATTTAATTTTGTCTAGAACAGTTACCCCCAAGATATCGAATTTTACCCCTCCGCACTTTTCAGTATCGTTCATCTCAAAACCGACAATCCTTGATTTAGTCTTAGGGTCAAAAACCACTGGTAAAAACTTGGACAGTGGTTCTTTAGAGACAATGATTCCGCTTGCATGACGACCTTGATTGCGTTTTACCCCCTCTAGTCTCATAGCCAAATCGAACAATGGCCTTAGGTGAGAATTATAACTTTCTGCCACAGTATCGGAGTTGTCTACAGCCCATCTTAAAATCCCATAATCTGGATCACTTTTTCGTATTTCGTTTAGTTCGTCTGATATTTGAGATTCGTCAGGTATATATTTGGATAATTCATTAACTATTGTATATCCATTCTTTATACCCTTTATTCTAAAAACATCTTTTACTGCTGCTTTCCCCATAATACGTCCAAAGGTTACCATATAACCAACATGATCTTCTCCATATTTGTGTCTTAAATAGTTAATAACCCAATCTCTGTCTGTTACAGCAAAGTCACAATCAATATCTGGCAACGAAATGTGACCCGGTTTATTACGACCACTATTATAAAAACGACTAAACCATAGCCCATGCATGAGCGGGTCTACTTTTGTAATTCCAATCAAATATGATATTAGACATCCTGCGGCAGAACCTCTGCCCGGACCTCTTTTGATGGGGTCTATTTCTCCCCTCCATTTCTGCCAATCAAAAGAGTGATCTGATGGTCTATTATCAGCAGCCATACATAAATCTCTTACTATCAGAAAATAATCAGATAATTTAGCATTTTCAATAACGCTTATTTCATATTTTATCTGATCCCAATACTCCCTTTTGGTTTTTCCAGTTTTAATCCAAGGTTGAAGCTCTTGAGCACCGATAATACACAGATGCATAAGATATTTATCTGCATCTGATTTATATTTAGATAGAATTTTATTATCTTTTGGAAAATCGGGGACATCAAATGAAGGAAGCAACGGGTCAGAGGTAAGATCATAAATATCACACATATCGGCAATTTTAATACTGTTTTTCAATTCCTCTTGCGTGAAACCAGAACTTAACATTTCACCATTGCTATGAATATAAAAATTTTCACTACCGAGGAATGATCCTATTAAATCATCATCTTCTCTTTCTATCTTGTCTTCGGCTTCTTGTTCTGTCAGTTTTTGTTGAATTAGAATAAGAGTTCTCTGTCCTTCAGCATCATTTTTATCAGCATAATGACTATCGCAGGTTGGGCAAACGGGAATCCCAGTTTTTAAGCTCACTTCACGCAAACAATCTCTTATCAAGGGGTGTATGTATAGGGCCAGCGAGTCATTTTCGTTAAGTTCATTCTGAATCTCAATGAAAAAATTGCCTTTACCAAAAATCTTTTCGAGACGCAGGGCAAAACATGATGTTTGTTCTAACCAGTTGGGTATAAGGAATTGTTTAAAATGCTCTGTAGTTTTGGTATTTTTGTTTGACCTATATGCTTCACGAAGTGTTTCCCTTATTTCTTCTTGCGGTAATGATAAATCGACAAACAATGAATTAGACAATATAGAGCCTTGGTGTCCATTTAGACCTATAAGATTTCCTCTTTGGGCAAATTTTTCTAGTCCGTCGTTGCCAAAAAAATGAATTCTGGGCTTGTAATAAAAAAACTTTTCACTAGAAGAAGCTTCTATCAATTCTATAAGATCATGCCACCCGTCTATGTTTTTTGCTAAAACAACCATGTGACTCAAAAGTTTGTGAGCCTTGTCTTTGATAGTTGCGTGGTCGTGACTGATATATAGTTCCGAACCAGCTATGGGTTTTATGCCAAACTCTTTACACGCCTCAAAGAAACGAGCAACTCCAGAAACACTTCCGTGATCTGTTATAGCCAAAGCAGACATACCTAAATCGCTAGCTCTTTTGGCCATTTCATCAGGTGATGCAAAGCCGTCTAGAACAGAATAAAAAGAATGATTATGTAAACTGGTCCAACTATTCATTTATTAACCCCGTCTGTAGGATGCTGGTTTTGCCCACATCATCGTGGCATATTCAATACCATACTTATTGAAGTCACTAAACACTTTATCGCAAATACCATTTTTACCATGGGAACAAAAGGATTTGCATTTCCAAGATTGATTTCTTTTAGGATTATTATTGGTTAAAATAGTCCTGAACCTCTTTTGAAGCATATTATCAGTAACTTTTATATCTTCATCATTATAAGAGATAGTAAATGGACCACCGTCATTTGGATACAACATAGTGACCAAGAAATTACTATACCTCTCTCCATAAATATGTTTGAGTGCCTTATGATACATACGTGGTTGAATATCCATGAAAATATCTTGGCTTGTTTTTACTGTAGGCTTAGGTTTGCTAAAATCTTTTCTAGCACCAGTCTTATAATCTATTATGTGTAACCAATCTGGTCCTATTTCATCGGTTCTGTCTACTGTACCGGTAATAACAAGTTGACATTCTTTGCCACTTTCGTCTACCGTTCTCCATTTTTCTCCCTCTAACTCTATCTCGAATTTTGTTTCTACTCCTATTATCGACTTGGAGTATGGGTCCCATTCACTATTTTTTTGAAACCACTCTAAACACCTAGTTCCTTTTTTTACATCATCAGGTCTTAAGTCGCCATCTTTGGCCACTAATTCTGCCAATAGTTTGAATCTGTCTATGTCAGGAAGTCCTTTTAGGCGAGCTATAGATGATTCTTCCAAAACTCCATGGATTATCGTCCCTATTCGTGCCGCTCTACCTGATTCTGAAGGTATATTGCAAACATACTCTAAAAAATATAGCCAAGGACACATTTCGTATGTTTTATAACTTGACGATCTCATTCTTGTTACAATCAATGTTTTACCTTTTCAAGTGATTCTTGGGCTTCTTTGTTCAAATTTTCGAAACAACTGAGTTTACGACTAGAACAATAATCAGCAAGATGGACTAATTTGGCCACTTCCATACAATCTTGATTCGGAGCATTTTGCCATTTTGCAGCATCTTTATCCCCCCATTTCCCCATATGAGCAGATATACCCCACATTACCTTTTCAAACCATGGCTCATTTTTTAGCGATTGATATTTAACTCTCAGAAGATCAGCTAGACGCCAACCATGACAAGGGGTCCAGTTCATTCCCTTCTTAAACGAACCATCATAGTCGAAGCCATTTTTTATAAGATCGTGTAATATAGCGGCAGCTATTACTTCGTCTTCGTGCTTAAACCCATCCTGTGGCTTAAAACCACATGCCCTGACCAGTTCCTTGCACCAGTACACACAGTATTTCACATGTCTTATCAGACCACCCGGTCCTAACGATAGATGAGGATGATATTTTCCGCTCGTGCTTGCTGCTGTCCACCAAAAATAACCTGGAACAATATCGCTATCTAAAACTTCAGTAACCCAATTACGAATTTTTACATTTTTTATACAACTAAGTTCAGCGGTAAATACTTTTGAGCCAATCGGACATCCTACATTTGCATATGCAGTGGTTGTTTTAGCCATTTTTGTTTTCCTCTGTGTAATGAATTGGGTTTCTGTCCTTATATTTATCTATAATTTCCGCAGCCAATTTGTTGAGCTTGTCATAAAACGGTTCTGATCGTGGTGGACGATCATCAGTCATTTTGTTTTGTATCATAGCATCCCGAAGAACAACTAACGATGTGATAGCCTTCACTATATGATTTAATCCGCTGTCAGGATCAATGTCTTCGCCTTCCCACCAAGCTTGAATATGTCTTTTTGCAGCATCATAATAAGAACTAGCCCTAACACCAACAACTCTGTAATTATGCCTTCCGTATTTAACCGCTCCCTCTAGCATCCCCACACCTATTTCTGCCATTACTGCTGCTGATACTGTTGACATTGGAGCTTTTCTAACTCCAACAATATCTTTAGGGTTTGAAGGTTTTAACTCTGACATTTTCTCACGTCCTCTATTTCTTTAATGAGTGGGGCGATATCCTTAGTTATTTGATCTGTAGACAGGTCGCCCGGATCTTTCCCGTCTGCTATCTTGTCAGTTAAAAAATACAATCTAAAGCTTTTTCCAAATTCTTTCTTTATCCGCTCTATTGATGCAAATCCTGCTGGGTCTGCATCGACAAGAATGATTAACGACAATGCTCCGTTTTTTTGAAGAAGCTGTTTATGTTTTTGGTGTATTTGAAGACCCAAAATAGCAACAGAATTATGTATTCCTGCTTCGTCAAGTCTCCATACATCTTTTGGACCCTCTGTTATGATAGCTGTATACGATTCGGCAATAAAATTTTTGGCTTTATCTATATTGTAGACAGCATCCATTGTAGAGCCTACATGTTTCCATTTCGGATAATATCGTCTTTTTCTTTCTGGAGGACAGTCGTATTCAGGATTATGATAACATGAACATTTCGAACATTTGGGATAAATACTTCTACCTGTGTACCCAATAACAAATTCACCAGTTTCATCAATTATTGGAGCAAATGCCCTCATGTATAACGGTTTATTTGGAGTGTTGCAAAATCCAATATTAAATTTTTCAATAGTTCTGTCACTGAACCCTTGCTTTTTAAAATATGTGTCAGGCACTATCATTTTTTTTACATCATCTATTCTTAGGATTTTTGTTGATTGATCAGTGTTTATAAGTTTTAATTGTTTTAATCTATTGGATGTTAATGTTTGATTATATATATCTAATTTTTCGCTATCTATTTCTTTGTTAGCTAGTTTGTAACCAATTTTTTCCGCAACCCATTCTACAGATTCGACAAAACTCATTTGTTTTCCGGAACGTGCGTAGATACCTCTTACTAACCCAAATATATCTCCCTTATATGTTTCGTGACACCCTCTGGTAAAACACTTCCAATATCCTGTACTACACTTCCAAGACCAAGCTGTTGTGTTATCTCCTCCGTGAATTGGACATGGTGCCGATATCCTAGCCAATGATCCATAACTATTATCCCCATCGTGTTCTACGCCAAGTATGTCTAAAAGATAACATATCTTATCTTTCGCAATATCTTTTATTCTTTTAATATGATATATTGGTATATATCGCATCAATTTATACTTTCATAATTTCCAACACTCTTATACTCTATAGCTGATGGTCCTTCAAAAATAGCTCCAGTACCATTGGCTTCAGAAACAGATGGTCTTATCCATGCTTTTATATTAATAAAATCATTGTCTTCCATTCCTGCTCCATTTCTAGTATCCACAACAACAATTTTTTTATTACCTATTTCTTTACTGCCACCATAATTTATATCACAATCATCTTTATTTTTGAAAATAGAAAAACTAGAACATAACCATAGAATACGGTCAGATTGCGATATCACATTGCTTGTTTCGGATTCAATACCGTCTCTATTTAATTGGACAAAGGTTACAACAGAGATACCATACTTAACAGCAAAATTATGTAGAGATGTCATTAAAAAACCGATGGTTTGATGTTCACTCAATCCTCTCTCTATTTCTTCCGCTGATTGTATTTTAAGATAATCATATATAACAACACAAGGATTAGCCTTACCACTTTCGTTTATCCCCACTGTTTTTATTACAAATCTTCTAACAATAGAAAGGATCTCACTGAGAGAAAGCCCAGTAACGTTTTTATAGTGGAATGGCATGTGTTCTAAGATTTCTACAGCTTGATTTACAGCCGCACTTTTCTTTTTGTCTTTAGAAAACTCACCGGTTTCTACATCTTTCAAACACACAGGAGTATTATAAAGATGAGTAATAATGGACAGTGCTCTTAGTTTTTGGGCTTCTTCTGTCAACTCAGTGTCAAGATACAACACAGGAACATTTAGACCGGAAATATTGATTCCCATGTTCGCAGCCAAAAAAGATTTTCCTACTTTTGGTCTAGCTCCGATAACATGTACCGTATTTGGTCTTAAACCACCTCCTATAGCGTTATCCCATCTTTTAAATCCACTAGGCACTCCAACTTGGGTGACATGATTTTCTGAAATTTTTTTGACTAATTCTCTTACTCCATTCCCCAAAGATTCGTATTCACTAGTATGTCCTGTAGAAGAAGCTATTTCATTAATTTTTTCCTCTATATAGCTCAGAACTGAATGTAGATCTTCCTTACCTGTTAGGTTAGATAAATATTCTAATGTGCTATTGTGTACTGAATATAAATCTCTAAATATAGAGAGTTTTTTAAGTTGAACAGCAAATTTCCTCATTGTTTCTATGCCGAATGGGCAATTTTCTAGAGATACTAAGTATTCAAGATTTTCTTGTTGTTCTAAATCAGTGTATCCTAGAGACTTCATGGTCATTTGAATAATAGGTATATCAAAGCTTCCTAAGTCATCTCCCCCATTATTTACTATTGATTTAATAGTAGAAAACAAGTGTGAATTAAAAGACAACGAAAAATCTTTTTCAACCAACAAATCATCAACATCAGAAAATGCTTTTGCTCCATGCGTTATTAGACCACTAAGAAGTGCCCTTTCTGTTCCTGTGTCTTTTAACGACTCGCATTTTTTATACATGAAATACACATTCCTCTATTATCTTGATATTCAATTACAGAATCAAATTCTTTTCCACATTTACGACACGTAGTTTTAAAAACAGTGTGCTTCGGCCTAGACCGTGGGGTGATATGAGCAGACTTGTACTCTTCTGCTAATTCCGGGTCATTCTTGGCAGTAACTATTGTGACATTGCCCTCTTTTGTTTGAACCACTTCGTTTTCTGTTACCTCTTTATCGATTTTTTGTTTTATAGACTTAACATTTTTTCTGATTGTTTCTAATTTACTTTTTGGAGCAGATGGAGGCGATATTTTTTCCCCGGTTATATCTTCATATGCTTCACACACCATAGACCAATCTATATTTTGAACACCTTGTTCTATCTTGACTAATGCTTCTGCTATAATCTCTTCTTCAGTCATCTTGACCATGTCTCCTTAATTTACCCATTTTTATTTCATTTAATCTGTCAGCAATTGATTGTATATGTTTAGGAATATAGCTTAACTGAGTTATTTTGGCTTCACATCCTTCTTTCATTTCTGTTAATATTTTTCCAAATTTATCATTTGCTCTAATTATTTTTGATTTTTCTCCCCTCTCATAAAAACGATCCACCATATTGTTCATCCTTATACCCTCTAGATGAATTAGTTTGTTTTCTGCCCAATCGGCACTACGTTTTTCGTAATTTATGAAAAGTTGAATTATCAAAGCATATTGTGATAATATAAAACACGACTCCGCCATTTCATCCGTTGTCATTTTTTTTATATCGGTTATGGAAAAACTAAGAATCTCTCTGACTCTATTGTTATTAATTTTGGAAAAGTCCGGTAGGCCGACCCTTTTTCTATATTCATCTATACCTTTTTCAATCTCTTCCTTCTGTTTCTCCAGCCATACCTCTGCGTTTGTTTTCTGATTCTCTGATTCTTGATTTGAATTCGTCATATGTAGTTTCTTTCGTGATATAGATGATATTAATATTATTCAAAATACACCAATCTAATTTATCTGAATCCCTTTTTTTCTGCTTTACCAAGGCCATTTTATTGCGATGCCCATGATAAAACCCTATGTGTTCGGTATGCTGTTCGCCCTGTACCTCTACTGCTAAACGCCTTTTAGGGATAAAAAAATCTAATCTTAACATCGAGCCGGGGATAACAAACTCTTCAAGAACAGGAACGCCGTTAAACATTCCTACGAGCCATTGTCCCACTTTATGCTGTATGTTGGATTTCGATACTGCTTCGGCTCTGATGGGGTGAGAAGACTGTTTAACGTCAACGCTTACTGACTTACCATCTATATCTAAAAATTTCATGTTATAGCCTTTTTACAATTTCTTGGGGCCAACAATAACCCATGTTTTTTTTGGCATCTACATCCGGCAAAAGAATTTTACGCAATTCAAAATCTATAGAGGCACCTATATCTGGTTTTTCTCCTAGCATTTGAATAACACCCTCTTCACCTTGTATCTTTATTTCTTCCTCTCCTTTATTTATAATAAACCATGCTCCATTTTGTTTTATCAATCCCCAATTAACAGCTTGGTTTTTTAAGTCACGAAATACATCAAATCCTTTTCCATATACAAGAGGAATATTACATGGAATAAATGGTGCTCCAAATGCAGATTCTTCTACTATAACTTCTACCTCCACACCTATTTTTTGCTTATCAATAGAAATAGCAGTTCCGCCCTTCAAGAAAATATGGGTGTCGCACAGATGTTTTAGAGCAGTTGCCGCTTTTGCCACATATGCTTTTCCATATCCACTTGTATTTGCAGTCATTTGGGTCAGAACGAAAAATGTAATTCCGTTAGATGTTATTGTATCGCCATATTTACGACAAAATTGAGCAACTACCTTATAAGACTTTCCTCTATCTTCATGACCTATTTCTGAACTGTATTCACTTTCCCCACACAGGGCAGCAAAAGAATCCCAAATTATAATGGCTCCGGGATGTTCAAGGATAACTTCTTCTGTTCTGGCCAACCACCATTCTGTAGTAGGCTTCATTGAGCCAATTTGTCGGCCATTTTCATGATACTTGGGGGCACAGATAATTCTGAAATTGTCATTTTTAGCAAATTGCAAGCCCCTAGCTTGGGCAAAAACTTTTCCGAGATTAAGTCGTCCCTCTATATTCATGTAGAATATTTTTATATCTTTGCCATACAAAGCCTGTGCATTAGCAATAGCTTGACATATAAGAGTTGTTTTACCAACTTTTGGCATTCCACTTATTATGATAGCCCCAACCATTGGAAAGCCACCACCTAGTGCTATGTCAAGAGATAATGATATAGGGATAATGGGTCTATTTCTGGCCTCTTCAAAATATTGATCTGCTGTAATGCTTGCGGATGTTTCTGTCCGATTAGCACTTTCTTCCTTTTTAGCATTCTTCTTTTTGGCCATTTTCCTTTTCGAACTCCATTATTTTGTTTATCATATTGGGACGACTTACCGTATTTTGTCTGTGCCAAATAACATTTTTGTTTTTAGGGACCTCTATTTTTTCTGTTTTTTGCAGGCTTTTGTGTTTTTTGGTAAGAATTTTTATTTCATGTTTAATAGCAGTAGCCAAATTATTTTGAGATTGTCTACTACGAACTGTTACCGGTTTAATCCTGTTCCATATGTTTAAAAACGCTTCTCTCGTTATTTCATCTTCGTCAGGATTTGGGAAAAGTACAAGCAAACCATAGATAGCTTTTACATTACCACTCACAAACCCCGGATTCTCCTTATAGTATCCAGACATGGGCCTAGGTTTTTTAAAAGCTCTGCAATTAAAAATCATAACCATATCGCACAATAATTCCGGAAAAGTTCTTTGCTGTCCATTCGGCTCAATTGGATTAGCGTATTTCCTTTGCCATGCCATGATTACCCTACTTTCTCCTAGTAACAAACGGATTATTGGTATCACCTTCCATCGACCTATTTTGATCCATCACCACAGAGTTGCTATTATTAACACTATTATCTTTTTTGCACTTACCAATTTCATTTTTTTTAGGACGACCTAAGGCAATCACCCTCGTATCGGTAGCGTTCTCGACAATCCTGCCCTTGTATTTTTCTATAATTTTTTTGTTTTTACCAACTGCAACATTAGCAACATCTTCGGCTATTTTAGACACAACCAGTTTTTTTAAACCAGCCCCCTCCAGCCGAGAGTCAACATATTCCTTGATATCTTTTTTAACTTCCATGGTGTTTCTTCCGCAAGGATCATTATGTACACTCATTTATTGTCCTCCAAACTTTGCTGTGCAGCACTATAATTGGTGCTATTCTTATTATTGATATATCTTGCATAACTAATATATACTATTTTATTACATTCTATCATCCGGTGTCCTTTAATACGAGTGGGACGACCAATTTTAGCCAGATATCCATTTTGATCCACCAAAACGGAAAAAATTTCTTCTCCTTTGGGACCTATATCTATTCTGGCGTATTCTACGCCACCCCTTTTTATTATTGTCCCACTCTTAGCACCCAGCTTAGGTTTACCTTTTCCAACACAAGTAACTATATCTTGTTTCTTAGCCATTTTTTCCCTCAAATGTTAAGATAAATTTCTCTACACCCTTAACGTTAATAGATTCAGAATTGATTAGCTCAAAACCATTACTTTTTTCCAATATAAATTTACCACGTACTGTTATAGGCGTGCTTTCACCACCACAGGGGCATTTAGCCAACACAATACATTTTGGACCATCTTTATATGTTATAATTGTTGTGAGGAGTTTTTTGCACAAGGAACATCTAATTTCAGTCTTCAGTTCGCTCATATTTCACCTGTCTCTATATATTTTATAGGGTTTTTTAGAATTTTAAGGTTTGGTCTTCTACCCTTATCTCCCTCACGCCTCCACCAAGGAACATCTTTAGCATCTGGGCGATCATCTATTGATTCACCCCTTTTCTCTTTTTCTCTAGAATTTTTTTCAGCTAAGGTTCCTAATGTTTTCGGAATTTTTGTATCTATAGAAACAGAAAGTCCTATAACATTTCTGATCCATTTAAGCGTGTTTTTATTGCAATTAGGACATGAGACTAGAATATCTTGCGATAGAAATCTTTCTGTAGAAAAAGATACTCCACAACTAGAACATTCATAAATTTGGGTAATAGGTTCGTCAAAGAGTCCCATTGTTATTATCGTCTCCTTGTTCACTTTTCTTTAGACTTTTCTTGGTTTTTGCGTAATTATCAGTTTTAATCAACCATTTATCTAGATCATCTAATGACTGATTTTCACCGAACTTTCTTTTTACGGCTAGTTTAATAGTTTTCTTTATGTCATCATCATCTATAGTTTTGATTGCCCCTGTAACGTTAGTAAGACTTTTTTCTAAAAAACCACTTTTAATAACGAAATAGGCCAAAAGAGCTATCATAGCAAAAAATAACAAACCTAGTACAGAAACAGTGGCAAAAACAAAAACTCCACCGGTATCAGAGGTATTAGTTTGATTGCCTATTTGTAGAACACTATCTCTTACTTTTTCTACCTGGGATTTTATTTCTCCTATTTCGCTAGTTTGTTCCGTAGCTGTTGAAATCTGAAGTCTCATTTCCGCAATTTGATCCCTAGTTTCATCTATTTTTTCTGCGTTGACATGATTTTCTTTTGCGATGGCGGAAATGTTTGTCTCCATGTCATCTACCTTAGCCTGCAACAGTGACAAATCACCACCTTCTGATGTCACACAACCAGAAATAATAGAGATAATTGATAGAATCATTATAATCTTCATAATAGTCCACCTATTTTACTACTTATAAAAGAGGAAATTATTGATACAGCCAACTGTGCATTCTTGCGATCTTCATATTGGTCATAAGCAGCAACAAAAACTCCTTCTGCCGCTAATCTTAAGATATCTTCTTTTTCTTCCTCTGAAGCTCCACTTAAAACCAGATTTATACCTTTGTCTATTTCACCCTTTTTGAAATAATATAATCCATTCTCTAAAATTACACGTCCCTGTCTGGCAAGAATTTTTATAAGAGGTGCCAATACTGATAGCAGGGTTTTATCCATATCCGATTTTAATATATGAATTACTTCTTCTAGACCTATAGCAATAGCATCTTCTATATTTTCTTTATTTTCTGGTGTCTTTTTTGTTAAGAAGCTTATTATTTTATCTAGTATTATCATGGTTTTTCTGCCCCAAGATATATATTGATGTTATTTATTATGGGTATTCCTCTTTTGATGACAACAAGGGAATATTTCTTATCCTTAATTCCGGCGACCTCCATATCAAATATTGCTATGCGGGCATCCTCGTAGTGTGTTCTTAAACCAACTTTGACACGATAATCAACAAGCCATTTAGCAAGTCCAGAATCCATTTTATCTAATGTTTTTTTTATTACAATTTGACCGTTTTTTAATGTGTCAAAACCATTGTTGTAATTATCACCAACGCTCTCTAATCTTTGTTGGTATAATAACATGTCTATTTTTGCTTCTCTGTCCACAACAAGAGAACCACAACCGGACAGGATGGTTAAAACTAGTATTATTGCAACAGTCTGGATTTTTGCCATTTTACAAGTATCTCGTTAGCTAGAGCCACAGGTTTTTCTTTTTGCATAGATCTGTGTGCTTGGGTATTTATAAATGTTTTCTCTATTATTATATACAATTTTTTGAAATCCGACAAAGGTAATTCGCCGGTTTTGAGGGCCATAAGATCACTCCACCAATTATCATCTTTTTCCCATCTCACTTTATAAGTCATTGATCTTAAGGCACTTAGGCCAGCAAGCATTATTCTTATGCAATGATGGGCGTTTTTTCTAGCATAAGAAAATTTGTTTATATCTCCACGTCGCTTGTCACCCAAATCCCCAATCCCCTTTAAACCAAGGGCTTTCATATATTCGCTTTTTGCATATCCCAGAATTGAATTTCTTAATATATTTTCAGATAAAAACTGTTCCCGGATTTTTCTTATCTCATCCAAATATAATGAATTATGGACAATACACTTTTGATCGGCAAACACTATATCTAGAGTGTTTGTATTACATTTTAATAAAAGTTTCATAAACTTAGTAGCGTCCCAAATTGTAATATCGGGACATTTCTTATTTACATCTAATGGTTCTAAAAGTCCTATGATTCTAGACTCATCTTTTTGAAAGCCAAAACCCCTGTAATCAATATCACTGTTTTCTGTGGCGAAATTATAACTCCTACTCCCAGTAACAACTATACAAAAATCTAAAAGCGTTTCTGAGCAATGTCCAACAACCATTTATTATCCTCCGTAATATTAGCCTCGTTGTATGAAGGAAGGGTTATTTCCTTAGGACACCAACTTATACTGAATCTGAAAGCGTCTTTGCCACATGTTCCTCCACCCCTACCGGGCATTTTTACTATACCGTATTTTTCGATTGACATTTCTTTAAGTTGTATAAGTTCTTCAGGAGATATTAATATGAAGGTATGTTTTGGGTTATCTATCCCATTAGCAAACAGATAATATGCATTTTCTTTTATTATTCTATTTGTTTTAGAAATTTTTTCATGGAACACACGAACACATTTTTTGTGAGATCTAGCCACCTCAACTTTTGTACCGTTTATTTTGAAATCTGGCTCATGATTAATATCATTATCTTTTTCTATATATTCACCTGTGACGTCTACACCGTTTGGTTCTATGGTAGGAAATGGTTTACCACTTCTAAACATATATTCTGCATAGCATAAAATTATATATGCTTCCCAAGCACTACCTTGCAAAATATCTTTTTTAAATTGCTCTGTATCCCTTTCATCTTCTCTATAATTTACCACTCATTATAAACCTCAATATAAGGTAACAAAAACATTATTTGGAATCTCGTCTAAATATTCAGGCAAATTTTGTACATTTTTCAAATACGATGGATCAAGTTCAAGGTGTTCAAAATATATATTTTTATCTTTTTCGTTTATAGCTTCACCCATATCCCTTGTCGTAACTTTATGGTCTTCTACGATTAATTTACCATTAATGTAAAGCCCTTGCCATTCTCCATCATAATCAGTCACTAGTGATACTTGCATCCGGTAGCTCCAAAATATCTTGTCTTATTTTGTTAAGTATATTATACAGTATAAATCTATGGCACTCCATGGATTTTGGTTTACTTTTTTTGCACCAACATACAAATTCTATTTTAGGTAACATTTGTGCATAATAAATAAATGTTCCCTTATTATTAATATACGCTTTTCTCATTTCATCGGTGTATATATTAGTATATTCTTCCCAATCTATATTATTGTTTAGATATAACATAAGCAACTTTTGACTAGGAGCAAATATTTCTTCCCTTTGATCACATCGAGCAAAATCTATAGGTTTTCTAGCAATGTCAATTTTCATTCGTATCAACTACTTTCCCCTTAACATAATAACCCCACGATTCCGGCCCATCCCAAAGCTCTTTTTTATTCATCAAAGCAGCTTGATATCTGATGTCGCTTGGATTTGGACGGCACGGCTTGGTTTGTAATGTCATTCCACATGTAGATAAATCCTTGTTAGCTTTCTTGGTATTACATTCCTCACACGCCACAACCACATTTTCCCAATGGGTAGGAGAATTTTCTTTATCCCATTTTGATTTAGGATGGACATGATCAATAGTAACATCAGAGAAACTTATTTTTTTTCCACAGTATTGACATCTACCTTTATCTCTAATATAAAGATTCTTTTTAGAGAATTTGATAGTCCTTAAATCGTGTTTGACGGATTTATGCAATCGGATAATACTGGGAAGAATAAATTCTTCTTTGGCCGATCTGATAAACTCGTCGTGGTATTCGATGACATCTGCCTTGCCATGTATAGTCAGAATCATGGCTTTCTGCCAAGGTATAAGCATCATCGGGAACATCCTCGCGTCTAATAACAACGCCTTTTTGTGTCTCATGTGAGTTGGCACTTTCCGCTCTGGCAGCTATTATCTGCCACCTGTGATTCGCTTATTTCTTTAATACGCTTCAGGGCTTCTTCAACCGGGATGGCCTGTAGTGGTTCTTCGCCGCGAGAACCCTCTCGGTAGAATGTAGTTCCCTTTACTTGGTGTATATTATCAAGTAGTAATTTACTTAAATCGTCTTTACTGAACCTATTACCGTCAAAATTGATAGTTTTGGATATAGAGGCGTCAATGTGCTTTTGAATAGCCACTTGCATCTTTAAATGCCACTCTGGGCTTATATCATGGCTTCCCACAAAATGGGACACATCCTTACCTTCGTCTAGGAACTTCTGGAACAATGGATCTGTGACCACCGTTTCCTTAGTTTCCTCACCCTGAATATGTCTACGAATATAAGCAGGGGCAAAGATCGGCTCGATACCAGAGGAGACGCCAGCAACAATACTCGTTGTCCCGGTCGGGGCACAAGTCAGGAGTGTTGCGTTTCTGATGCCATATTCTTTAATCTTCGATTTTAGACTCGCGGGGAGACGCTTGCAGAAACCACTCTTGAGAAATTTCTGGCGGTCAAGGTCTGGGAATTCGCCCTTTTGCACCGCAAGAAATACGCTCGCCTCATAGGCTTCACGCTTGATAAACTTGAACAAAGTATCTACAAATTGCAAACCCTCTTCGCTATCGTATTTTACGCCGCATAAGAGCATTGCATGATGCAGGCCCATAACACCCAACCCGATCCTACGCTGACGCTGGGCCATATCAGCAATTTGTTGTAATGGATAATGTGTCATATCCAGAACATTATCTAACATCCTAACGCCAACTGTGATGGTGTCACTCAAAGAATCCCAATCTATCTTGCCATCTATAATATGCTTGACTAGATTGACAGCACCCAAGTCGCAACTGGAGTATTCTGGCAACCCTTGTTCACCACAAGGATTTGTGCATGACACTGGTGTACTATACCACATATTGTGTTCACCCTCAATAAACGAAAAATTAAGGATGCCCGGCTCGGCAGATTCCCAAGCGTTATCAACCATTTTCGCCCAGAGCCAATCGGCCTTGTATCTATCTACATATATATTTGTCGGAATAGTACCATCATCATCTGTGAAATCTTCAAAATTGAGCTTATCTATCTCGTCAATCTTATCAAGCTGTACGGTGCGACCCCACTTCTTGTCGCCCTTGGTGCAGATGATACGGACAAGTCCATTGCACTCAGGCGTAATGAAATCGCCAGACCGGACCTTATTTATAAACTCGTTATCAACAATAATAGAAATATTGGCAAGGTTTATTTCCTTGCGGTCGAGCTTGACACTTACGAACTCTAGGATATCGGGATGATCATATCGGAGGGCAAACATTAGGGCGGCCCGTCTCCCACCACCAGCCCGAAGCTGATCGGCGGCGGTATTGACAATCTTCATCAGGCTGACAGATCCTGTTGCACGACCACCAGTACCACGAATGGGCCATTCCCGAGGACGGATATTACTAAAGTTGACGCCAACCCCGCCACCAAGGCCAGAGATAACAATTACATCGTGCAGAAGGGTACCCCAACCCTCTCTCGAATCGCCCGCAGGGATAACATAGCAGTTGATCAAGCCCGGCTTAGGTCTCCCAGAGCCATGCCACACTCTTCCGGCAGGAGAAAACTTCTCTTCCTCTAGTACCTTTGTGAACCGTTCTGCCCAATGAGCACGGTCTTCTCCATTCTCAGCATTGGCTAGGAATTCTCCCACTCTCTTGCAGGCCCCATCACCGTGAAATTCTTCATTTTTCGAAATTGCATATCTTAATTTGAAGATGGTATTTCTATAACCGTCTAAAGTCATTAAAGTCTAACCCTCAGTAATATTACTTTCTAGCACCATATCTACCGTTATATTTGCTTTATTAAATATGAAGTGAGAAAGTTTGTCATAGGTTGTTTCACTATACAGACATACGACACGAGATACCCCAGCGTTTATAATCTCGCGGGCACACTCAGAGCATGGTAGACAGCACCAGCAATACAAGGTGGTGCCATCGGTACGGATACCATTGCGGGCGGCAGACAAAATTGAATTACGTTCGGCATGTACAGCAGGACATAAGTGTAGACCCTGACCAGACTTAAAACCTAAAACTCGGCGAGGGCAGGTGTTAGAACACTTAATCTTAAATTCTCTTAACCCGTATATCCTGTCGGAATCACACTCCCTCTTCTGTAATACTAATTTTTCTTCATCTGTTACTAATGTTGTCCATATATACATCAAGTGGTCATTACTGTTACAATGAGGAGTCCCTCTGGCCGGGCCGTTATAACCGACGCTCAATACGCCCTTGGTCTCAGGATTCACTAGAACTGTGCCAATCTTCCTAGATAGACAAATATCATTGTCATCAGCAATGGCCTTCGCCATCTTCATAAACTTCCGATCCCACTTATCTGGGCTGATCGGTTTGTCCGTTATCATCATCGACCTCCACGAATGTAATAAGTTTGTCAAGACAATTGCCCGAACAGGCGTTTATCGTTTGACCATCCTTGTTTGTAATTGTAAAAAGCACATGGGGAGAACCACAGGCATCACATACTTCTGTAGTTTCGAACAACATTTTTAAACCTCGTCTATTTTATATTGGAGTGGTTACTACTTTATTATACAGATAATTTTGCAACAATCATATCATGTCCTTCTGGGGTGTGCGGTAAAGTACATTTAGAACAATCTTTATATAATTTTCCATGATTTTTTATCCACGAGTAATTTCCACCACAATCTTTCATGTGATAAAGAGGGCAAAAACAAAACTTGCAATTAATTCTTTTTATGTCGTGACATGGATAATATTTACATTCTGTGTTTTCAAACCATTTATAATTATTCATTTAGATATTTTCTTTGGTAAAACAAAAATGTTTTCAGCCCCAATATTCCATTTTTCAGATAAAGCCTGAATCCAGACCAATGTTTTAGCTACAAACTCTTCTTCATCAGAACAGTCTATATGTATATATTGTTTAATAATCTTACCGGTCTTATCATCTTTATCAACAGGATCAACCACAGTTAATAGATATTTACCCGGACTGAATTTTTCTTCTTTTGTAGAAACAGAATGAGGAAATTCTCTTAAAAAAGATAATTCTTTATTAATATCATTAACCTCTTTGGGATTTTTAATAAGATAAAATAAATGTTTTACAAATTTTAAAATCATTTGAGACAAGGTCTCCAGTATAAAATTCAGGTGCTTTACTCGACCTCTGGTATAGAACCGAACACTGAAGGAGAATGTTTCTTGAGAATTTTCAGACACTCATTGGCGACCCACCTAATCTCAGGATGGGCGGTCTTTGATGTACGGAGCTTAATGAAATGCATCCATTCTCGGAAATTACATGTCATCACGATTTCCGTCTTGGTTGAGTTAGGCAGGACTGAGCGTGCCCATTGAGGGGCAGCACCAAGCTCGATTAATTTCATATAGGCTCTTTCGGACTCTTCGCACAGACTAACCCAGACTTCTCGTTCTTCAGGTGTTTTAAAAGTCGGCTCTATGAATGTAATCTCGCCACCTTTTGATTTGTAGGAAATCCATCTGGAGCTTTCTTGTGCGAAACTACATATTCTGTGGCGAACTATTTCATGGCTTATTCCGCGATTCGTCACAATCCTCATCGAAGCCACCGCATGTTCAATCATGGCGTGATGACCAAGGTCGGTCATCCTTTTGGCGAACTTTGCTGCCGAGTCATCGGTGATAAGATACCCTGACCTGTAACATGTGCGGCCCGCAGCCTCGATCATCTTTTCCGCATCTGGTGTAACCCACAGCAACTCTACAGACTGATCAACAATCTTCATCCTATAACTCTCCCCAACCATTTACAAAACATCGTGTTGTATTTTTTATATGAATTACAATCTAATACGCGAATCCATTTTTGCGAGATAGGACTACCAGCGAACCAATGAATACCGATGGTATCTGGACGAATTCCAAAATCTAATTCACTCTCGAATAAATGAGCTATCTCTCCCGAATGTCCACCAGCCCCAAGCGGATAGAACATCGATTTTGGCATGTTGTAAACCTTGCACGGAAACGATTTCTCGATATCATTTGGTGTTTTATAAGCGTCTCGGAATGCTACCACGCCTGAGGAGTTATAGTCACCCGCCGAATACGCTTTATGGGCCAATCTAAGGACATCATGAAAGAACGGATTCTGTGGTGCTGAAGCCAAAATACCGATCTGATAGAACCTATAGAAACCTAGAACCGTATCGTAGCCATCTTTTTCTAGTGTTTCGACCAAAGAGTCCATTGGCTTGATAAAAAGAATATCCATATCAAGATAATATCCGCCATCGGCACCCATCAGCATCCACTTGAAGAAATCACCCTTGTGACATGGGCTAACGCCGTCAAAACCAGCCAGAGCGATCTGCTTAACCTCAACTCCCATGGTCTGGAGAAGGAGCATATAATCAATATCACCTTCCTCGGTGATATTTTTCTGCTCGTGGGTTAGAACTACATCTAGTTCTTTTTCTGGGGTGTTCAACCAAAGTGTGACGGGCCAGTCGGGGTTTTGTTTTATAAACGACCAGACGCTCATATATCTAAGCCACGACATGCTACGGTTGCCCCAGAAGAAGTGGGCATGTTTCGGTATCATACTTAAGTTATCGTCCATTGGTGGTGTCCGTCTTTAGAAAATCCACAATATGCCGGGCAATTTTCTTGCCAGCTATCCCCTCGCCAAATGCAAAATTTACTGCCGGTTTATAATCTTCAAGTGCCCATGCAAATTGGTACATAATATCAGTATGTAAAACCGTACAAATCATTCCAAGACCCTCATCAATTGTTTCAGGACGCTCGGTCTGGTCTCTACAAATCAGGCATCTCTTACCCATGATTGTAGCTTCTTCCTGAACGCCTCCGGAATCGGTAATGACACAACGAGCTTCGGCCAGTAAATCTAGAAAGGTTTCGTGATCTACTGGATCGATAACCTGAATATTTTTGCAGATTGAATAATGCTTATTTATATTTGGATTCGGATGGGCGAGAAGAATAAACTCAAAATCTTTATACTCAGCAGCAGCGGCCTCGATGGACTTCAGATATTCAGCGACCTTCCCATAATTTTCTCTTCGATGGAGGGTAATAAGAACCTTATTGCCAGCTACCAACCGCCTCTCTTTGGCATCATTACCAATGATGCGGTCTACCACTGTATTGCCTGTTACGATCTTCTCTCCATTATCACCAGAAAGATTTTCTGCTGCTTCTCTCGTAGGGCAGAAGTGTAGATCAGCAATAGACGATATTGCTTGACGGTAGAATTCTTCAGGATACGGGTCATTAATATCCCAAGTACGCAGACCAGCTTCCACATGTGCCACCGGTATCTTATTAAAGAACGCCGCCATGGCCCCAGCGAAGGCACTAGAAGTATCTCCCTGGATAACGACTATATCTGGTTTATCATCTTTTAACCAATTTTGGATACACACCGTTGCAGCAGAAGAAAACTCAGCCAACGATTTATTTGGGATATCCATTCTATCTTGATCAACACCGAAATGCAACTTATCTACCAGATCCTTCTGTTGGCACGTATTTATTACAAGTTGTCTAATATTATTAGCACCATAACTTGCCACAGCTTCTATAACCGGCATCAGTTTGATGGCCTCGGGGCGAGTACCGAGTACGTAGCAAATTCTTTTCATTGAGTGTCTCCTACAATCCTTTCCCTTATATTAGAAGTGCTTATACCTTGAGTGTACGGTAAATATACTATTTTCACTCCGAATGGTAATCTATCTTCATATGATTTCCATAAATCAGTATTATACCAATCAGAACCTATAAAGAGTATATTATATTTTATTCTTTCGCAATCCAATACTGGATCTCTGTAGTAAAGTGGAACGACAGCATCTACACAGCGTAATGACTTTATTATTTCTGCCCGTTGGTCATATGGAATAACACACTTATGGTCTTTATAACCTAAGATTTGTTCTGTATTCACGCCTACTATGAGTCTATCGCACATCGATCTAGCGGTTTCTAACAATCTCAGATGGCCAATGTGGAAAAGATCAAATGTTCCAACAGTAAAGCCAATTATCATATTTTCCTCTTTGTTATAAAATTTTTATTATAACCATATTCTTTTGTGGATACGGGCGTTTTCCAATTTTGGCCATACATTTTAATTATCCAGCCCTCTGTGTCTTCTGGAATATATGTCGCCATACCAAGAAAAGCCGCTGGCTTAGGTTCCCCAATAAGAGTTTTGGGGAATTGGTATACCCCTCTCCCCGCCCACTCTATG